CGTGCCATTACTCCAACACATGCTAGTAATACATTAATAATAAGAGTTGATGTATGCGCTAGTCATTCTGTAGCTAATGAACATTTACAAGCAGCATTATTTAAAGATTCAACTGCAGCTGCGTTGGCATGTATGTCAACAGAAACTTCCAATCTTACAAGTAGAATGGAATATATTGGATTTACTCACAAAATGACTGCAGGTGGAACATCAGAAATTACATTCAAAGTTAGAATAGGGGGAACTAGTTCTGGTACTGTACAATTTAATGCAGAGGGCTCAAATAGACGTTATGGTGGGGTACTTTCATCATCAATTACAATTTCGGAGATTAGAGTATGAGTGTAACTACTAATAACCCTGAAGCATTGGGGTGGAAATATGATTATGTTGCTGGTATATCAACCAGAGATGGAGTTGTTACTGAGTGGCCTGATTCACTACCTGAATTGACTCAAGATTTAGTAGATGCTGCTGAAAAAGAATGGGATGATAAGGAAGCGTATAAAGGTAAACGAAAAACTGAATATCCATCTATTCAAGATCAACTTGATGACATCTACCACAACGGCATTGATGAGTGGAAGAAAACAATTAAAGTAACTAAGGACAAATATCCAAAATGAGTACATTAAATGTAACTAACGCACAAGTCACAACGCTTAAAGATGGGAGTGGCAATAATCCATCAACTCCTGCTGAAATTCATACTGGTAGAGCTAAGGTGTGGGTTAATTTTAATGGCACAGGCACGATTGCATTAAGGGATAACTTTAACGTGTCTGGGTTAACTGACCACGAAACAGGTCAATATACTGTAACAATAGATAATGATATGTCTAATACTAATTATTCAGTAATTGCTGGGGGTGGGATGGATGAAACATCGACATCAAATCAGCCATTGCAAGGTGCAAATGTTAATAATATAGCTGTTGGTTCTTTTAGGATTCATTGTGGTAGTAATACATATGCAGAAGATGATTGGGAAATAGTTACAGCAGTAGTGTTTGGAGATACATGATATGTCTGATAAAAGAATAGTTTATCAAGGGGAAGATGGAATAGCTAAAATTGTTGTGCCATCACTAGAGTATTTAGCAAAGGGAAATACATTGAATGATGTATTAATCAAATGTGTTCCTGAAAATTGCAGAGACTCCGCAGATATTGTTGAAGTTGATACAGTTGAAAGCGACAGGACATTTCGCAATGCTTGGGTTACTGAAAAAGGTAAAAGTACAGAGGTTGACTTAGCTAAAGCTAAAGATATAGCTAAAGATAAAGTTCGCCAAGCCAGAACCCCTAAGTTTCAAGAATTAGATATTGCATACCAACGTGCTGATGAAGCAGGTGATTCTGATGCTAAGACCGCAGTAGCTACTAAAAAACAAACAGCAAGAGATGCTACAGCAAATACCAAGATAACTAATGCTGATTCTGTTGCTAACCTAAAAACAGGAATGAATGAAGTGATTGCAGAGGTAAATAACCTATGAGTAAATTAGTAGTAGGAGAAATTGAAAATGCCGCAGGGGCGAATCCTTATAATATTACTTTAGGAACGTCTGTTGCAACTACTTCAGGCACAGCAGTTACTTATTCAAGTATTCCAGCGGGAACGTCAAAAATAATAATTATAGGTAAAGACGTTTCAACTAATGGTTCTAATGAAATAAGGACTCAACTAGGAACGTCTGGCGGCTTGGTAACATCTGGTTATGATTCAACAATAGTAGGTCTACCTAATAGTGCTAATTGTGCAACAAACACTCAGACAAATTCTTTAGCGATAACTCAAGGTATTGGTGCTGGCGAAACAAGAAGTTGGCATCAGACTATCTGTTTACTGGATGCTTCTCTGGATGTTTGGGTTTGTTCAGTTGTTGGCGCAAGAAAAACTGGGGAGAATGAATGTTTCTCAGGCGGTGGCTGGGTGGATTTATCTGGAGACCTAACGCAATTAAAAATATTTATGGATGGTTCTGATGCTTTTGATTCGGGCAGAATTAATATCCAATTTGAATAAAGGAAAATATAATGGCTGATGTAATTGAAATTAATGTATCAACAGGTGAAAGAACTGACAGAGATTATACCCAAGCGGAAAAAGATGCTATGGAAGCATCTAAACCATCTACTGAAGAAAAATGGGCTACTATTAGAAATAAACGTGATGTGTTATTAGCAAGATGTGATTGGTGGGCATCTTCTGATTTAACTATGTCAGATGCACAAACTGCTTACAGAAAAGCATTAAGAGATTTACCTACTCAGAGTGACGTAGATAATATAACGTGGCCGAGTAAACCTTAATGACAGCTGTACCTTGGTATGCATATTTATTAATTTTATTCTTGCCTCTGTTAATAAGTACTGTGGTAGGTATTTATATACAATTAGTATTAAAACGTATTAACAGACAAGAAAATAATGCACCTTGGACTTATAAGAAAAGTTTATTAAGTGCTATTGCAATAGGTACACCAATGGGTGCATTAACACAGATGTTATTGCAAGAAGCTTTATCACCTTATATGTATTTAGGAGATGAAAGCCAATGGAACTTAGTTATATTTGCAGCAGTATTTAATCCTTGGTTAATTATGTTTGGGTATAGTGCTGCTTTATGGTACACAAAGAAAAAGAAATATACTATGTTATATGAATATTTAAGAATACGACATAAGAAGGTAGATTATCCAGATGAGGAAAGTGACTTTACGGTACAACATTACCACAGTTCATCATTAAACGGAAACGATACAAAGGAAGAATAATGGCTACAAGTGGATCAGTTGATTTTTCAATAACAAGAGATAATATAATTACTGAAGCTCTTCAGCTTGTTGGTGTTATTGGTGAGGGTGAAACTCCAAGCACTAACCAAAAATCTGATTGCGCTAGATCTCTTAATATGATGGTTAAGTTCTGGATGGCAGATGGAATGAATTTATTTGTCAATCAGGAAATAGTTTTGTTTCCAGTAAAAGGGCAAAGACAATATACATTTGGTGGTTCTTCGGTAGATAATATGGCTAAAGAATCTGAGGTTATTACTACTAAACTAAATGGTAGTGTATCTTCTTCAGCAACCTCACTAACAGTAGATGATACTACTGGTATGGCTGTGGGAGATGTAATAGGTGTAGTAACGGATTCTTCGGGAATACATTTTAGTACTATCACTGCTGTAGGTTCTGCTACAACATTAACTATTGCTGATGCAATAGATGACAATGCATCTGATAATGACAGAGTATATACATATACAACAGCATTTACACAAAAGATTTTAAATATTAATAATTCTTGGGTTCGCACTACTGATGATACTGACATACCTATTAATGTAATATCAAGGCAAGAGTATGTTGATCTAAGTAAAAAGACAGAAAGTGGCAGAATAAATCAAATGCATTTTGATCCCCAAGTAACTACTTCCAACATAAATATTTGGCCTGTACCTGATGATTCATACACAAACGATAGAATACATTTATACGTTACAAGAGCATATGAAGATTTTGATGGTGTAACAAATGAAAGTGAACCTGACTTTCCTCAAGAATGGTATTTACCACTATGTTGGGGATTAGCAGTTTATATAGCTCCTAAATATGGAGTAAGCGAACATAAATATAGTGAGTTAGTTCAGATAGCTGCGGCATTAAAATTAAAATGTGAAAACTGGTCAACAGAAAAAGAATCATTGTTTTTACTTCCAGCTGATAGACAAGGAACATATCGTAGATAATTATGGATTCAGTACGAGTACCTTTATTCGCGTTGCCTCAACAAAGGCAATTTAGCACCACAGAGGATCAATGGTTTAAAAATTGTTATCCTGAACTAATACCTGGCCCAGGGGAAACTCCCTATACTTCTGTAGTTAAACGCCCAGGATTTTCAGATTCTCAGACTACAGCTACTGCTGCTGGCAGAGGATTATATGGTTGGACTCAGGATGGAAAAATTTATGCTGTTGTTGGAAATAAAATATTCAGAGATGGTTCAGCATTAAGTGGTACATTGGATGATACTACTGGTAGAGTTGATATAACTGAAGTTAGAGGTGGAACACCAAGACTTGTATTTAGAGTAGCTGATAAAATATGGACAGTTGCTGAAGATGGTACAATGACAAAACAGACTGATGCTGATATACCAACTGGATTAGTATCGGGTATAGTAAATATAGATGGATTTATTTGTGTAATGAAAGGTTCCACTAATCAAATATTTCACGCTGATGTAAACGATCCAACTAGTTGGAATGCTGATAGCAATCTTACTGCTTCCTTAGAACCTGATTTAGGAGTTGGAATAGCAAAGCATTTAAACTTTGTTGTTGCATTTAATGAGTGGTCTACTGAGTTTTTCTTTAATGCTGGTAACGCAGCAGGATCAACTCTAAGCCCAGTAGAAGGTATAGCAATTAGATATGGATGTGCAAATGGAGATACCATTTTCTCTGGTGAAAATACTATAGTGTGGTTAGCTCAAGGTCGTACTGGTGGTAAATCTGTTATGATGCTTGAAGGACAAGATTTAAAAACTATTAGTACAAAGCCTATAGAACGTTTAATTGATGAAGAAGCTAATGGTGGTGGAAATGGTATAGCTGATGCTTATGCCTATGGTATGAGAATTGATGGGCATCAATTTTATATATTAACTCTTAAAAATACAGCTAAAACTTTAGTATGTGATTTACGAGATTCTACTTGGCATGAATGGTCTTCTTTTGATGGAACTACCGAAACTTATTTTACTGGTGTAGATTTTTGTGAAGATGCAGATAAGAAATTTATATTAGATGAAGATAATGGTAAAGTATATAATATGGACATTGATATTCACCAAGATTCATCAAATGATATTAAGGTAGAAATATTAACTAGTAGAATAGATTTTCAATCTACTAAACCTAAATTTTTATATAGATTAGGTGTTATAGGAGATATACAATCTTCATCATCTCCAATAACTATTGATTGGTCAGATGATGATTATAATAATTATGCAACATCTCGAACTGTAGATATGAGTAATACTTTTCCAAGATTAGTAGCATTAGGAAGATTTAACAGAAGAGCTTTTAGATTGGCTCATACCGCAAATACACCTCTTAGATTAGAATCTCTTGAGATGGGAGTAGTGCAAGGTAAATATGCTGAGGGAAATAATTAATGGCTTTGGGGCCTCCTCCATTACATAGTCCTATTACTTCTAATTTATGGAAGAGGTACTTTGAAAGATTAAGTAATCAATTAGGAGGAGGAAAGGCTGGTGGTACTGGTTATTATAATGGATTAGATTTTACTGGTTCTAATATTACGTCAATAGCAACTCGTACTCATAATAGTTTACAGACGCATCAAGGTGGAAGTAGCGGAGAGAGATATCATTTAACTTTAGCGCAACACACTGGGGTTATTGCTGGTGGAAATTTTACTAAGTCAGTAACTGATTCTATAACTGCTGGTGCTACTCAAACTCAAGCTGGAGCAACAGCTTTAACTAAAGATATAAATAGAGTAACAACAGTTGGTACTGATAATGATGGAGTTAAGTTACCAACAGCATCAGCTGGATTAGAAATTTTAATTATAAATGCTGATGCGGGACAAGATATTCAAGTATGGCCTAACACTGGAGATGCCATAAATGGTGGTTCGGCAAATGCAGTAGACTCTAGCGCACTTGGAGAAGGAGCATCAAGAAGATATATAGCAATGGATGCAACTAATTGGTATTCCATTTAGGAGAAATAGAAATAATTAGAGGAGAATAGACATGGACTTATGGGTAAAGAAATTACTCCGTAAGAAACTAGACTTAGAAAAGTTTCAAAGACCAGAAATTACAATAAATCAAGCAATACAAATTTTAGAAGAAAGTCAAAAAAATAAACAAATACTTGTAGTTGGAAGTGAAAAAAATCAAATTATTGTTATTTTAAGACCCACTAGTAATTGGACAGCAGAGATGGATATTATAGCAGACTGCAAAGGAATGTTAACGTTATATAAAGAATTGAAAAAAATGGAATCGTGGTTTTGGAAAGCACATCCAAATGTTCACAGATTAGAAATGCTAACCATTAATAAGAAGGTAGCTTCTTTAGCTCTAAGAGCTGGATGGAAAGAAGAAGGAATAAAAAAAGAATCTTACGTAGATTATAATACTATGAAATATAAAAATGAATACATGTTTGGAATATTAAACCCAAATCACAAGACGGAGAATTAATATGGGTTCAACAGTTAAAAAAGTGGCGTCAATAGCATTACCAATCGCAGCTATGGCTATACCTGGAGTTAATGTAATTGCGGCAGGAGCTATAGGTGGAGCTCTTGGCGGAGTAATTTCTGGAGGAGGACTTAAAGGTGCTTTGATAGGTGGTATAGGTGGAGCTCTTAGTGGAGGAATAGTTAAAGCTGGTGGCTTTGGTAATTTCTTTGGTGGACTCGGTGGCGCTGGTAGCGCAGTAACTCAGTCTGGTGGAGCTATGGCTGGTATAATGGGAAGAGCTGGAACTGGAGCTGCAACATCACTAGGATTAGCTGGTGGAACCATGGGATCAACGGCAACAGCTGCTCGTCTAGCTGCAAACGCTGCAACACGAACTGGTATAACTGGAGTTACATCTCCTCAAAGTTTTATGAGTAGTCAGCTTGCTTCTGCGGGCAGTTATAGACCACAATTATCTTCACTATCAGGCGGAGCACCAACATCTGTTGGACAAGGCGTAGTTGCGGGAACTACTGGTGGTGTAGGACAGCCAAGACAATTACAATTAAAATCAAATCAATTATTACCTAGTGGTAAAACTGGACTTGGATTCGATAGAGAATCTTTAAAAGAAATGATTACTGCTGGTTATTCGGGATATCAAGATGATGCACAGCAACAACAGTTAGATGCTCTGAGGGAAAATTTAAGTCAATACAGAGGTGAATATGCCGGCCATTATGCTAGTGAAGCTAAGAAACATCAAGATAAATTAGCTAGAGGAGAGTTACCTGAAACTTATAATGCTGCATTAGACAGAGAAGCTCAAAGATTGTCAAGACTTCTTACTGCTCAAGGACATAACCCAGCTGAATCAGGATTTGGTAGAGATGAATTTAAACGAGGTCTAATGGATCTTGAAAGTAAATTTATTTCTAATGAAAGAGATTATTGGAGAGCTGTTGGTGGTGGTGCGGATACAATGACTGCACAGATTGGTTTACTTGAATCAAACTTAGCACAAAGCAATGTCGGGAATAGAGGAACTTCTCAAGCATTAGATACAATTATGGATAAAATTTTATAAGAATTATGGGGAATTTAATATGGCAATTCAAACTAGCCTAGAATCTTTAGCTAACTTAAGATCTACTCAGGCAAATACTGCTTCTGTTGAGCAGTCTACTTTTGAAAAAAAGGAAACATTTGGAACACGAAAAAAGGCCCTAGAGTTAGAATATGAACAATCTGAATATATGTTTCATGAATTAATGTCTAACAGAGATACTAGGGATGCTTTAAATGAGTTAAATTATACAAACGCCACTCAACTTCACCAAGTTATGAAAGAGCTGGGTCCTGAGTTTGTGATGGGTAAAATGCAAGTAGAGGCAGACCTGCAAGAGACCAAATTAGGTATTGCACAATTAAACCAAAAGTATGGAATGCAATATGCATTTGGGCAAGCAATTGAGGAGGCTTTATCAAATGGTAATCCTCAGGAAGCTACTAAATTGACCCAACAGCTTAATGCTGAACATATTCGTATGACTGGAAAACCTATGGAACTAGACTTTGGTGAAGCTGAACAAGAGACACCATTAAATGTATCAGATCCTAACTTTGCTCTTACTGTTGACCATTTACCAAGAGTTAAATCCATGAATAAAGTTGCTAAAGCTATGAGTGATCATGGAAAAAGCATAGAATTAGCAGAAATACAAACTGAGCCCGCTGCTCAATACTATGGTACTTTAAATAAACAGCTATCCTCTGTACAAAAAGGTTTAACCATAGATGCGGAAACAATGAAACAGGCTGGTAATGCTTTATATGGATTGCCTAGTTCTTTTACTGAAAAAATGGAACTAGCAACTGATGGAAGCGTAATGGGTGGATACAATAAAACTCAACTTAGTAACCTTAAAGAGACAATAGCAAGATTAATGGCAGCAGGCAATGCCATTGGAAGTGTGCAACAAAGAGTTGGTACAGATCTTACCGTAGCAACAAATCGAGATTTACCTGGAGTAGCTTGGGAGGATGAAGTTAATTTTATGCATCCAACTCATCCTGCTTTTGATATAGCTGAATATGAAAGAAAAATTGCAAGTTTAGCAGAATCTAAAAAGATATCCGCGCAAGCTGCGGCAGATATAATGACCCAAGACATGTTAAACAGATGGGCTGGGTCGTTTTCTGGAATGGTAACAGGTTGATAATAGGATAAATATTAATGACTAAATGGTGGCAAGATGCTCCCCAACAAGAATTAGTTCAGCCACAACAAAATTTAGGTGGATCTAATAAATGGTGGGAGGACACTCCAAGTGAGATAAGTAATACTCAAAAATGGTGGGAAGATTCTCCTACTATGGGAACCCCAGGAATTGAGCCTTATGAAGGCCCTGAAGGCGGACGTACTGTTGGAAATGTTATTAAAAGCATGCCAGGAACAGTTGAGGGATTAATTAAAGGAGCTGCTGGATTTACTTTTGGTTCTCCTATAGCAGCTGCAGTAGGAGCATATGATTCTCTCAAAAAAGGTAATTGGGATGATTATGCTGATGTATTTAACCACGTTCTTGAAGATGTAGTATCTAAAACTAAAATTCCTTTTACTGGAATAAAACCTTTCGAAGCTCAAACAGAAGCTGGCAAAAGAGTATTAACTCTATTAGATGAACAATTTTTTGGAAGAATAAGTTCTCTAGGCAAATCAGCTGGCGACAATGTATTTGAACAAACTAATGATCCCGCTCTTGCAACCGCAACTCAAACAGCAATAGAAGGAGTCGGATTACTCGCTCCTATTATTGGTGGTAAAGCAATAAAAGCTGGTGCAAAGAAAGCATCAACATTAGCTCCTGCTGATAAATTTGTATTTGGAACTGAAACAAGTAGGTTTAAGTTACCAGTAGGTAGGAGAGCAAAGGGGGAGTGGAAAGCTCCTACTTTTGAACAAAATAAAACTCCTGGACTAGTTGTATCTTTTGACCACTTTAGTAAAGTATTAAAAAAATCACATCCAACATTAACCCCAGAAGGTATTGAAGCTCAGTATAGAACTCTTCATGAAGAGATTCGTGCGTTTAAGGAAACTAAACCAACTATAGAAGAAGGCAAGCCAGTAGAGTCTCTTGCTGAAGTGGTTAAAGATTTTGATAAACCATTTGGTCGTTATGTAGAACAAAGAGATATGCAATTTGTAAAAGAACAAGTGACAAAATGGGATACTCCTGATTTGTATTATGGACAATTCCGAGCTTCAGTTGGTAACAATCCTAAAACAGGAAGACCTTTTGCAGAAAGCACATATGTTAAAAAGTTTATACAGCATGTAAATAGAGAAGTTATTCCTGGATATTATAATGGAGTTGTTGGAAAAGGATCATTCGCAAAGAATTTTGATGAAGCTATAATAAAAACTGAAGCTATTAATGCTGCTAAAAGAATATCTAAATTAGTAAGGGACTCTCAAGGAAAAGTTCCAGCTAATATTACCCGCCCTAAAGCACAAGAAATTCTAAGTGCTATTACTCCCGCCCTTCTAGCAGAGAGTGGTAGATTATTTTTATCTACTAAACAAGATCCTACTTATATAAAAGCTGGTCAAGCAGCAGCTAAGGCTGGAGAAACTCTTGTACAAAGAGGGTATCATGTAAAAGGAAAAGACGGAAAACCTGTATTTTATTCTGAATATGAGGTTGCTCAATTACAAGAAATAGCAAGTACTGGTAAGATTATTCCTGAAACTCCTGAAGTAAAAGCCTTGGGTAATGCTGTTAAAAATAGTGAAGTATATAATAACTCTGAAGCTAATACTATAAAGAGCAGTGCTAAAGAAACTATAATACCTAAAGAAGAAGTTGCTAAAGGTCCTAAGTCTATAAAGGAAGCTATTGATAAAGAAGTGTCAGCGGAAGGTGGTGAAAATATAATTAATCCTTTCTTAAAAACCTATGAAGAAATATTCAAAGGTAAGTTAGAAGGATTTGAAATAAGTGATGTATTAAATGCTAGGAAAGCCGTTCCTGAACAGGTAACAAAATCAGTAGACAAAGTAAAAGACGCTACAAATATAGAAATAGATCCAACTAAACCAGTTGAGAAATCTGTTGAACCATCTCCTCAAGTTTTAGCAGCTACTAAAGGAGTTGGAATGCTTGATAGTACTCAGATGAGTGGACTCAATTGGTTAATTAATTTAGCTGGTGGTAGAGCTATATCTATATTTAAAACTGATTCTAAGTTTCCAGGTACAAATACGCAATTAAGAGAACTTTCTCCAGCAATGGCTGAGATACAAGATAGTTTGTGGAGGCCAGAAGCTTACTCAAAAACTCCTAAAGTTATGGATAGTTATCATTCAATGAGGCATACCAAAACTGGTGAGTATATGACTGATTTAGATAATATATTCTTTAAGATAAAACCTAAATGGGTTCCAGGTCTTAAAAATATTACTCCTAGAAGAGTTGGTGGTAGAGGTGGATGGGTCATAACTGAAAAACAAAATAAACAATTATCTTTAGCTTTAGATCCAACAACTTCTCCTGAAGTACTGGCTAAGATACCTAACAATATGAAACAAGCTGCTAAAGATATAAGAGCTTTGGATGATAAAATATTTAAAGAAGCTAAAGAAGTTTTTACAGATTTAGAATATACAAAAGGCCATTTACACAGGGTTTATGATCATAAGTGGATGAAAAAAAATCCTGAACAAGCAGTTGAAATATTAACTAAAGCATTTCAAAGTAGTAAAAAAGCTATGGATGAACTTGGTAAAGGAATTGAAAATAATAGTGCCAGGGAAGCAGCTCAAAGAATGGTTGACTACGCCTTAGAAAACAATGGTTCTGTAAGAATGACTCCTGAATTTTTACGTGCAAGTGAGGTAGCGGCTTTAGGTATTGCTAAAAATGCTAAAGAAGCTAAAGTAGCTGCTAAGAAAGCTAGTGGTATTGATTATGAAAGAGTTCTTGTTGATATTACTGATGCTCAATTAGGACCATTATTAGAACAAAGTGTATATAAAAGAATGACTAAATATGCAGAAGATACGGCAGCAAGAACATCCTATGCAAAAATAAATGGACCATATAATGAATTATTGTACGATAGGCTCAACAGAGCAAACGCAGAATTAGCTGCATCTACGGCTGCTGGTGGAAGGCCTCTAAGACAATATGAAGTTCAACAAGTATTAGATTTATGGGCTGCTTTTCAGCATATTTATAAATCTGATACTTATAAGAAATGGATTACATTTCAAAAAGGTTATATAACTCTTTTAAATGCTGCTCTTTTACCTTTAGCATCTGTTGCTTCATTAACTGAAGCTCCTCTACCCATGTATCATGGTGGAGTAAGGGCTTATAGCAAAGCTATGGGACGGGAGTTATTTCATACTTTGCCATTACAATTATTAAGATCTATAAATAAAGATATTAAATTGTTTGGTAAAGATAAAACTAGGTCTATGATTATCACTGAGCAAATAAGAAAAGCTGGTGATATAGCAGCTATGGAAAGAATGAATCAAATGTTTGCTGGTGATTTTACTGTTGCTGGTAATTTAGTATTTCGTGCTAATGGTCTTTACTACTGGACAAAATGGATGAACAATCTGGCAGTAGGAACATACGATGCTATGGTAAGAGATTACTTTACTCGTAAAGCTGCTGGTAAAAAATTAAATATGTTTCCACAAGAAGAAGTTAGAATGCAAAAGTTGATGCAATATTATGGATTAGATTTAGCTGAAGGAATAAAATGGGCTAAAGAAGGACATAAATTAGAAGGTGCTTTCTATGAAAAACTTAAGAAAGGTGCTCTTACTTTTGCAGAAGATTCAGTGTTAACTCCTAATCCAGCTATTGTTCCTATGTGGCATTCAAACCCTGGGTTAGCTTGGTTAAAGCATCTTAAAGCATTTCCAACTTTAATTGGTAATACAGTATTAAGACGTTGGGGTGCTGATATAAATCAAGCTTACAGAGATAATGGAATGCCTTTAGTTTCAGGAAGAAACGCAACCTATGCTGTTGGGACTGGAATGGCTATGTTACTAACAGCTCATATTTCTAATATCCTCACAGATGAAATAAGATATGGTGAAGAAAATCCATTTTATAAAACAAAATTTCCTGATGATAAAACAAGATGGATGATAAGAGCTGCTGAAAGATGGGGTATTGCTGGCGTATCTCAATTTGGTTTGGATGCTATCTTTCACTCTCACGGAGCAGGAAAACTTTCTGTAGTCTTAGGACCAGCATTTAGTAAATCAGAAAGAATGCTAACAGCTGCAACTTCTGGTAATCCAAGAGCTTTGGCTAGAGAGATGGCTAGGATGACGCCAGTAGCAAACGTTCCTTCTGAGTGGGTTGACTCTTTAACTGACTTTTATGAAGAATTTTTAATCAACAATCTTGGACCACTGAGTATGGATCCCAGGGCACATCCAAGAGCTAAAAAACCCAAAAGGGAAAAATCATGATTTATAAACATCCCGAAACTGTGGTTAAGGCCATAGATTTCGTAACATATGGTTGCTCAGGTTGGGCTTGTATAGCTGCCTACGTCAATCATTATTCAACTTTGTTTGCTTTAGGAATAGCTTTTTGTTCATTGCTTGTTAGTATATATTTTAAGCAAGTAAATTATAGCTTAGAAAAAAAGAAATTAGAGGTTTCACGTGGAATTAAAACTGAAGAGAGTAGCTGAGAATGAAGATGCTACATTCGGTGTATTAATAAATGTAGATACACCATTTGCTGTAACTTTAGAGCCTTCTTGGGAAGATAACAAAAAGGGTATAAGTTGTATTCCTTCTGGGCCTTATAGTTGTAAGAGAGTTAAGTCTCCAAGATTTGGGGATACATTTGAAATATTAGATGTAGAAGGAAGAACACATATATTGTTTCACAAAGGGAATAGTGAACGTAACACACAGGGATGTGTACTTATTGCTGAAGAATTCGGTATGCTAAATGGCAAGGCTGCTGTACTTGCTAGTGGAAGAGGGTATAGGGAATTCATAAATATTTTAAAAGACGTAGATGAGTTTGATTTAATTATAGAGGATTAGAAATGTTACAAGCACTTATAGGACCAGTAGCCTCAATACTGGATAAATTTATCCCTGATGCTGACACTAAACAAAAGTTAGCTCACGAGATAGCAACCCTAGCTGAGAGACAAGCACACGAAGTTGCATTGGCTCAAATAGAAGTAAACAAAGAAGAAGCAAAAGGTAATTGGTTTCAATCTGGATGGCGTCCCGCATGTGCTTGGGTATGTGTAGCTGGATTTACAGTTAACTTTTTAATTAGCCCATTAGCAGATCCATTTGGAATTATGGTTCCTCAAGCTGATATAAGTACAATGATGCCTGTGTTATTAGGTATGCTTGGATTAGCTGGTGCGAGAAGTTTCGAACGTGTTAAAAAAATTGGTAAAAACTAATGTCAAATAATACTGGTGTTAACAAAACTTATAGTAATAAATTTGATCCAGAAGGATCTGGATATGATTATCAAACTGCCAGAGAATCAGGATTAAGCGCAGGTAAAGATAACCATTGGCCTAGTAGAGATCCTAAAACAGGTATGCTTTTAAAAGGAAGAAAACATCCAACTTTTCAGAAAGGGGTAGATGTTGATAAAAAATTAGGTTATAAATTAAAGAAAAAAGATAAAAGATATTATACTGAATAAACTAAAGGAGTAATAAAATGAAATTTGATGAAATAAAAGATTACGCAATTGATTTTTGTCAATCGCTTCCTACCATAATTTGGTATGCTGGATACTTTATTCTTGGATTCGTAGTTGGTTCTTGGTAGCTAAAAAGATTTTTTAAGAATCTTAGCAGATCTTACAGTCCCCTTAAGTATTTCAGAGTTACCCCCCTGTCCATCGTCATTGGTTAAGGTATTCATAACGTGATACCTTAAATTGTCCTCTTTAACTAACCACCCAACAGTTTTGGCGAGTATGGGGGGATCTTCTAGATCCTTAATTTCAACCCAACCACCTTCCCCAGCGTGGTCATACCATTCTATTAATACTAAGGGATATTTTTTAAATTTCTTAGGGGTTGTCATAGATTGTTATACACCCCATTTATCATAAGAATGAATAGCAATATTTGCAAAGCTATTAAATAGTTTGCCTTTTTAAGATACGCCCACCAAGCCCACACTATATCACTGAAACCATTTATTAAGAATCCTTGTACGTAGTATCCTTCTGATATGAGATATACTCCAACGACTGTAGTAATAGTTCCAATTATTTCATAAAATTTTTCCCACCTATGTGTGCTTTTAATTACGTAGCTATTCACTGCTATTCTCCAACTCACTCTTAATTAGTATGTTTAAATATTCTTGGGCTTTATGTAAATCCTCTAACCCCCCTTTGTATTTCCATCTCATTACATATTTTAT